GGGACGCACACGGAGGCCCAGGTCAGGTGGAAAGCGGCGTGGCGAGGGCCGGCGCCGATTACGTTGCGGACGATAGACGATGCGTTGCGCTTTGCGCTCGTCGCGATGGAGACTATGCGATGACCCGGCCCAACGACTACCTCGTGATCTACATCCGACCCTCCTTACAGGGTTCAGACCAGCCGGTGACCGCGTTCCTTGGCGGGACGCAACTGGAAGGCCAAGGACCAACGGTCGCCGGCGCCATAGCGGATCTCTTCACGTATTCAGAACCGCGTCGTTTGGTGCGAAAACTAGAACATCAGATCCAGCAGGCCTTAGCTGGTGTCGTCGAAGACCGGAGGGCACAATGAAGTACCTGATTGAAGCGACAAGTTTCGCGGCACCGTTTGTGAGCGACACGTCCACGCGGCTGGTGGAGGCGGCCTCTCCGCGTGAAGCATTGGAATCATTCGCGGCGTCGTATTCGCATCCGGCTGGACTGTACGCGGCCAACTGTTACGCCAGTGCCGAGTCCTACCATGAGGGCGCGAAGCCGTTAGCGAGGTGGCGATCCAACTTAGAGCAGGCGAGAGAGGCGGCCACGAAAGGCATGAGCGCCTATTCCTACTGCAATCACGGCAACGGCACGATCGAGATCAATGGCAAGGGCATGACTGTCCTGAATCCACGTGGCGGCTCCGTTGTCGCGTAGGGTCGAAGACCGGAGGGCACGCTAGATCGTGAGGATTTTAGACCTCTGCGGCGGATCTGGCGCGTGGTCGAAGCCCTACGCCGACGCCGGCTATGACGTGGAGATTGTCGATCCCGTCCACGATGGCCGGGATGCGCGCCTCTTACAGCGTCTGCGCGGATGGTTTCAGGGCATCCTCTGCGCGCCGGTCTGTACGGAGTTCAGCTACGCCAGGAATCGCTATCCACCGTCCGACGCCGAGATATTACATGCACTATCTCTGGTCGATGCGTGCCATCGGATCGTGTGGGTGCAGCGGCCGAAGTGGTGGGCATTGGAAAACCCGCGCAATAAGCTTCGGCGCTATTTGGGGCCGGCGCGTCTAGAGTTCTACCACTGGGAATACGGCGATGCCGCGCACAAGCCGACGTGTATCTGGGGAGACTTCACGGTGCCGATGAAACACGCGAAAACGAGACGGAAGGCGAGCACCTACAAGACCAAACTTGAGAACGCGAGCCCGATCGATGCGATTACGCCGGCAGGTTTTGCGCGGGCGTTCTACGAGGTGAATCCATGACCAGGAGGGCACGCTAGATGGCCCTCGGTGCCCGTCCTGGCTGGCCGATCTGTGAAACCTGTGGATTGCCCTGTAAGGCCCGTCAGCGCAAGCCGGGGCACAAGGCGCGGTTCTGTTCAGTGGGCTGTATTCCGCGCGCCTGTCGATCCGCGTGGGGCCGGAAGGGGCGGCAGCAGTACATCGTGGCGCGTCGGTTGCGGCTGTTTCGGAGCGAGTTGCAGCGATTGCAGGCGTTGCCACGGATTACGGGGCAGGAACTGTCTGCGAGCTTTGCGCTCATTGCGGATCGGTCGTATGGGAACGGCTACAGTGCGGCGGAGACAAAATGGATACGACGGATGCGCCAGAAGGAGGCTGCGTAATGGGACGTTGCGCCAAAGAGATTTACAAGCGCGACACGTATCGCCGCACCGGCCGTGGGAAGACGGGATTTGAAATGCACTACAACCGCACGCAGTGCTCGCGCCGAGCCATGCCCGACAGCGTTCTCTGCTGGCAGCATGGCGACTCAGCGCGGTCGGCGGACGCGGTAGCTGGGACGGTGGATGAGCCACAGGTTAAACCATCGCGTACAAGGATTTAAGCATGACCAAAGCGAAACCGTGTCCCTGTGGAGCGTCGAGGTGGGATCCGAAGATCCACGCCTATGTCCAGACGGGCTATCACGCGACGAAGGATGGGATTGTGCGCTCTGATGGACAGCCGGAAGGCCGGCCGAGACGCCCAAACGGCACCACCAAGAAACTTCCGCCGAATTTCCTCAAGGCGATGGATCGTGAACGGCGCGCGGTGGCGGCCCAATTGCGCCGGATTACGGTTCACGATCCCAACGATCCCACGCAAGTCATGATGGCGCTCTTAGAGGCCTATCGTCGGGCGGGCCAGAAAATAGCGCGGAAAGGACGCTGAATCATGGCTGACGCGACGTCGACGGACCCGAAGGCCGAATTGGATGCATTGAAGAAGGCTGAGCGGCATTCCACCTACGCCGAGACGCGCTATTGGTGCGACCAGTACAAGAGTTTTGCTACGAAAGCAGTGGCCGAGGTCACCGCCCTCCACGCGGAACGAGACAGGCTGGCCCAGCGGGTGAAGGACTTGGAAGCCAAGAAGGATTTAGAAGTGCGTTTAGCGTTCGCGGCTGGGTTTCTAGCGACCGTCGATCAACAGACAGGCGCTTGGTTATTCGACGGGCCATCAGCAGCCGACCGTGAGAGCCAAGCATTCCTGGCATGGACTGGGAGGCCGCGATGATTCACGAACTGAAAACGTGGCCGGAGTTCTACGACCATCTCGTCAGTGGACGAAAGACATTTGAACTTCGGCGCAATGACCGAGGCTTTCGAGAGAACGATACGCTCCATCTCCGCGAATACGACCCAACGACAAGGCAGTATACCGGCCGTGAGATGCACCGAGTCGTGACGTACATGTTGAGCACGAACATGCATAGCGATTTCGTTGTGATGGCGCTTGCGCCGTTGCCTAATCAGGCCAAGGCCGAGGCGGCACGGCTTAGGGCGGCGCTGGCTCCATTTCAACCCGGCGCAGGCGATGGTATATGGGGCCGCATTAAGGCGTTTATCGTGAACGGCGCACCCACGCGCGAAGAAGGCATTGCGATTGCGCGACAAATTACTGAATGGCAATGCGCAATCGATGAGGCGGCGCTGGCCTCGTCAGGGACCGTCCCAGAGAGGCCCAAGAACGGCTAGATTTGACCTGTACGCGATGCGGCGCCGGCAGCTAGGGGTAAGCCTAGGGATGCCGGCGCCGATGCGTCTGAGGGGCGTCTAGGACTTTACGTCCAATCCTTGTGTCCGGGCGAGTCCGCGAAGTCACAATTGCGGGATCGGGCCGCCGCCCGTTCGTGGCTATCGTCTCGGCGTTCGGCGTCTTCGACGCATTGGGGGCACCAGAGTTCGTCGTCGGCATCCCGGCGCCACCCGAAGGCTGTGAACGTGAGGCTGATGTCACGACCCGTCTGCAGCCCTTCCGCGGCATCGTCGGCGTCCATCACGAGTTCGGCGTGGCAGGATCGCTGGTCGCATTCGTAGACGATTCGGCCTCTGATACTCATCGCTGTTTCCTTTCCAGCCGCGTCAGTTCCGTATAGGCGTCCGCGAGCATCGCCTCGCATATGCCGAGCAAATAGGGCCAGTTCTTCTGTTCTGGCGCCTCGCCTGGGATCGTGAGCATCTTCGGATTGGCGCGCGCCTCGAGCATCGCATGCACGGCATCCACGGTCATCGGACGTGGTGTCATGACACCCTCTTTTCTTGATCCATCGGATGTCCGGTGAGCCGTGAGCGGTCAATGCCGTGATCCACGTATTGCCGGATCAACGCCCAGATGAGCCAGGTAATCGAGTGGCCTTCAGACCGGGCGCGGGTGTGGAAGGCTTTCCAGAGTTGCGCCTGCGGTTCTTTGCGTGCATCGCGCTTCAGGTTCGTCGTGTCTCTCAGAATAAAAGGCATCGTAGTCCTTTGTTTGCAACAAGTTAGCGTCGGACGTAGTGTTCGTAGCACGCGGCGGAGCAGAACCGTGTGGCATCGGCCAGCATGATGGGACAGTCGTCCCGGATGTCTTTCCCGCATGTCCCGCACGTGTGTAGTGGGACTGAGAGCGGATCGCGGTAGTCGCGCCAGTCGCGCAAGGGTTCTGGTGTGGGGCGTGTGGTGTCGGCCATTAGCGTGCGCCTTTCGTTTTCCACGGGTAGACGTCGTAGGCGGTGACCGCGCCGCAGCCCCACGGCATATCGCAGGTGCGCTCATACTGGCCCTGTCCGAACGGGCGATTCGTGGTGCGCTGCGAGTCGGGATTCAGCTCGCTCGCGCACTCACGGCAGACGACGGAGGCGTGGAGGATGTACGGGGCGTCAGTGTAGGTCGGCATTAGCGTGCCACTCCAGTTGTATAGCGTCCGGTTGACGGTTCCAGGTAATAGACGGCAATCGGTACTTGGTCATACCGTGGCTCCGCGTCGTCATACAGGTCTAGGCGGTCGGGACAATCCTCCCGTCCGGCCAGCATGAACGATTCAAACGGCGGTACGGGTTGGTCGACGTTGGCTGGTGCGAGGTGGGTGTCGAGGAGCCATTGCACGTCTGAGGGATCGCAAAGGAAGATTTGCGTAGCCATTAGCGGCTCCCTTCGGTCTGATATTCCGCTTTCCGGCTTAGGAATCCCGGCTTATGCGTGGTGTTATACTGCTGGCAGATCGCGCGGGCTTCGGATTCCGTTTCGACGTGGCGCCGAAGGGTAGACTTGCGACCAGCGCCCGGCTCACGTCCGTTCGGCCATGCGGGATTGCGAATCCACCAAGTGCGGGTAAATACGTGGAAAGTAGCCATTAGAGTGCTCCTTGCGTGAGCAGTTCTTCCGCGCCCATGACGGCGAGCTGTCCGCACGATTCGCACTTGTAGCCATTGGCGTCGGGTTCCACGCCGTACGCCTCGTTCCCGCAGGACGTGCAGAAGCCAATGGATTCGCCCGATTCAATAGCGCGGATGATGCGCGCTTGTGCGATAATGGCCGCGGGTACCGCTGGTGCGCCCGTCGTGACTGTCCAGGGTGACGGTTTGCCGGACTTCAGTGGCGCCTGATGGATGCGGATGTAATCGGCCGTCGTCAGCCCTTGCTTGATTTTGCCGGCGACTTTCCAGCCGTACGAATAGCGGCGACCGTTCGGATCGTCCCATGACGCGGGAATCGGCGAGGGACGGAATCGCACATCGCGCTTTTCGAGGATATTGCCATCCGACATCAGCCGACGCGTGACCCGTTCCCATATCGTCAGCGAGGGATCAGCACCGTCCACGTAGTCAGGTTTGTAGGAGCGTTCGTAGCGGTCATGGGCGCGTTGCAGTTGCGCTTCGGTGTATTCCTTGACGGTTTCCACAAGGCAAGTGCGATTGCGAGCGGAGAGTTTAGCCATCTGCGTACCTCTTGCGAGAGCGTGAATGAATGGGACGTGGTTACTTTATGGCTTTGCCGTGTGAATGCGGGCAGCACATAGCACAGAAGGGACCCGCGAAGGTCTCGCAGCAGACCGGCGTCATCTCCCCGCACCCGCTACACTCCGCGATTGCGTAGTCCTCGGAAGGTTCTTGCGATTCGTTGCAATCAAGTTGTGTGGTCATCTGCGTACCCTTTCGGAGCGTGATAAGACTGCGGTTAGAAGACTGTGATTTGACTGCTGAGTTTTTTGTCAGCCTTTTAGGACTTGATCGATGTCTTCCGCTTTGTTGTCGAAGACGCGCGCCTGTGCTGCAAACGCGGACGATTGTTCGAACTGTACCGATGCGAGCGAAGCATCCTCCGCGTTTGACGCCGCGCGGCGATAGTCGTCCGCTGCCTCCCGACACGCTACAGCCTGTTCGCGGAAGTCATTCCGCATCGCTTCGAGATTCGCTCGTGCTTGATCCGTGGTCATCTGCTTTCCCTTTCGGAGCGTGATGGGCGCTTCATTGCGCCAACAGAGAGATACTACAACGTAGCCGATAGAGAGTCAAGAGATAAGTGAAAGAAATCTTTCAGGCTACGATTGCTGATGACCAGGTAGAAGCGTAGACTCCGCCTATCTCGTGAATAACGCTAGTGTTCGGAGCCTTTCGGATGGTCGATGCGGTAGCCCGTGCCGGTGAATAGGTCACAGGCCGTCCACGCGCGTATAATCGTCCGTAATTCCTCATGGCGCCAGACGTAGCCTCTATCGTTCAAACCTTCAAAGCTACGCTCGCCGATAATCCCATCGCCCTGAATTCACACCTCGCTGATCCCGTTACCCTCCAAAGCCTCCTCGACTCCGCTGCAGCTGGCCTTAACGACAAGACCTGTTGCGAAGCCGCCGGCATCAACCCCATTACTCTTCAACGCTGGGCGAAGCTCGCCGACGAATCCCCCACAGACTTTCCCGCCCATGTGGCTTTTGTGTCCGCGCTAAAAGAAGCACGCGCGAACGGAAAGCGGGAACTACTTAATAGGATTAGACTTGCGAGCGAGAAGCCACAGTTCTGGACGGCGGCCGCGTGGACCCTAGAACGGACGGATCCTGAGCAGTTTGCGCTGCGGAAGGACGACAGCCAGGTGCCTCGAGTGGTCGTGCAGCTCGGGGGGAACGTGGGTGACGTGAAGGTTGGCATCCTATTAGCCCCTGCTTTGGACGCTAAAGCAGCAGACGGGGTAGAGTTACAGTCATTTCCTGCCGTAGTGTCCCAGAACGAGACAGATCCGCTAAAGTAGCGTGGGTCAGCTAAATACGGGGACGTCTCGTTATGAGACACCCACCTTATACCCCTACCCGCCTTCGCCGGCGAGGGGTTTCGACTGGGTCCCATCGCGGGGCTGGGCGCGGGGTGCCGTGGCCCAGCGAGGGCGGGTATAAAGGGTGGAGTAGGGAGTCTCGGGAGAGTCGCGTGGCAGCCATATGCAGTAAAAAGGGCGAGTTTATACACGACTGCATAATGCGATTGGCGGGGCTTTTTATCTCATTTTCTCGGGCTGAGACTTTTCCGAGCGCGGAAGCGATGTATAACCGTAGAGCCGAATGCCTATCTACGCAGACCTCCTAAGAGACCCGATCGGGACGAAGCACCACATGGCGGTGTGCTGTTGGTGTCGGGGGCCGATGGTGGTGGGGGAGTTTTTGGGGCGGCGGTGTTGGTTCTGTGCGAACCCGCCGTGTACGCAGAAGCAGGTGGATGGGGCGATCATTGTCGAGGTGTCGGCGAAGGCGGCGAAGGAATTGGGAGGGGAGGCTGGGAAGCGGTGTTTGAATCTGCCTCTGCCTTCGCAGTGCGCCTTCGAGGAGACGGATGCCCCGTATGTGCTGTGGGGGGGGCAGGCTGGGCCTGGGAAGAGTCACGGGATGCGGTGGTGGTTGTATCGGCGGTCGTTGATGACGCCGGGGCACACGGCGCTTCTGCTCCGGGAGACGAACGACGAGCTCAAAAAGACGCATCTGCGGTTCATGGAGCAGGAGGTGCCGCTCTTGGGGGGGATCTTCAAGCAGGGTCCGCCGGCGCAGGTCTATTTTCCGTCGTCGGGGTCCTACATCGACTGTGGGCACATGAGTGATGCGGCGGCGATTCGGCACCATCTGGGCACGAACTACGGGGCGATCGTGGCGGAAGAGGGCTCCCAGTACCCGTTGATGGATGACGGCATCAGTCCGTTGGGGGAACTGAGTACCCGTGCGCGTGAGGTGTATCGGGACCAGGCCGGACGGCCGGTGAAGCCCCGGTTCTTCGTCGCGAGCAATCCTGGGGGGCCGTGTAGTCAGTGGCTCCTGGACTTCTTTATTGATCATACGCCGGATTTTGAGGTCTACCCGGCCTTGGCGAAGGTCTACGACCCCAAGAACTACCTCTATATGCCGGCGTCTCTGGAAGATAACCCCTACCAGGACCCGGAGTATGAGTCCCAGAAGCTCGCGATTCTGCCCCGCTGGCGGTATGAGCAGTTGCGGCATGGGGACTGGCGGGTCTTTGCGGGGCAGTTTTTCTCGCGGTACCGGGCGAGTCATCATGTGCGGGACTGGGGGACGCCGAGTGGGTGTAGGTGGTTCCGGTCGATGGATTGGGGCTTCAATAGCCCCGGCTGCGTGATCTGGTGGGCGGTCCTGCCGGACCATCGGCTCTACATCCGGGATGACTGGAAGTTTCAGGGCCTCGATGAGCCCGAAGTGGCGCGTGGCGTCTTAGCGCGGGACGCGGAACTGGGGATCGACAGCGCCTCAACCTACACGGTCGGGGATCCCTCGATGTTCAATAAGACCGGAGCCACCCATACGTCGGAAGAGTTCTCCGACCCCTCGAAGTGTATCGCCCAGACCCTCGGCTACTACGGACTCCCGCTGCTCCGCGGGAACCGGGACCGGGTGAACGGGTGGAAACGGTGCCAGGGATTGCTCAGGGATGCCCCGGACGGGATCCCGTGGCTCGTGTTCCATCCCGATGCCAGTTACTTGACACGTACGCTACCATCAGCGCAGTCGAGTAAATCTGACCCAGACGATGTCGATACGGCCGGCGACGATCACGCCTTGGACGCGTGGCGCTACGGGGCGATGTCCCCCGGCGCCCCCGCCATTGGCACCGTGTCGTCACCGTCGTTCTCTCCTGGCACCGTGGGGGCGCTCGTGAAACAAGCCCTGCGGAAGCCGATGGCGCCGTCTCGTTGGGGGGTCCGCTAGATGTATCCGCCTCCCACCGTTGGGATGCCGCCGCAGATGGGTGGACAGGGTCCGATGGCCCCACCGGCCATCCCCGGTCTCGCGCAGGCGCAGCCGATGCCGACGCCGCTGCAACAGGCGCCTCCCGCCGTCCCGAAGATTGACGACACCCCCATCCCGATGTCGGCGGACGACCTCGCGGCGTGGTGGGGACGTGTCGATCAAGCCGTGCGGGCGAGAAAAGACCGGGAAACCCGCTGGGAGACGCTCCTGCGGTCCTATCTCCCGACCACCGACCCCGACACGCTCAACAGCAACATCCACTTCCGCAACACCGAACAGAAGAAGGATACGATCTTCTACCGGAGCCCCGATCTCATCCTGACCCCGCTCTTTCCCCTCCAGGATGTGACGATCGGTCCAGACGGCCAACAGCATACGGCCGAAGACATCGTCTCCATCAAGCAGGCCATCCTCAAGGCGAAGCTCGGGGCGGGTGGAGTCGACCTGAAGTGGCTCGCGAACGAACTCCTCTTTGACATCCTCCAGGTATCGGGGTGTGGTCCCTCCTATATCGCCTACGAGTGCGACAAGGTGCCGGTCCCAGACCCGATGACGGGAGAACCGGTGCCGGTGACGATCCACGAAGAGTGGACGTGGCGGAAGTTCAGCAGCAAAAAACTGCTCATTCCGCACGACTGGAGGTCCCAGCGGTACGACGACGCCCCCTGGATGGGCTTCCAAGGCGTCAAGCCCTTGGCGCTCGCCAAACAGGAAGGGCTGGTTCCGTCGGATTTCGAGCCCAACGCCACGCGAGACGAGCACGTCTTCGACACCCCCCAAACCGGCGGGGTCATGCGCGAAGCCGGGACGGGACAACTCCTGGAGTTTGTGGAACTCTGGTACCGTCCGGCGGTCATCGACGGCTCCGTGACGCATCGGCAGCTTCAACGGCGTCTGGTGCTGGTTCGTGGCCTCGAGGCCCCCGCGAAGCACGTCAAGAGCCCCTATCAGAGCCTCGATCCCCAGACGGGACGCCTCACGGCGGACTCGATGGAGGGGTATCCGATTCACGTGGTGACGCTCCGGGATCTGCCCGATGCGGCCTACGTGCCCTCGGATGCTCAGATGACCGATCCGCTGGTCCGGCAGATGAACCGCTGGGTGTCCCAGGACATCAAGATGCGGGATGCGAACATCCCGAAGTTCCTCTACGACCATCGCATCAAGACCGCGCTCGAAATCCTCGCCTCCGGGGACGAAGGGGACGGCGCCGGCGTCGATGCCTCCATCTTGGCCGCCGGGATTGACCGCGTCATCGCCCAGTTGCCACGTCTCGAGAAGGCGATGTCCGACATCCAGGGACGGGCGGCGATCGAACAGAAGATCAACGAGACACTCGCCTTGGGCCCGAACCAGAGCGGGACGACCAACGATAAGGTCTTGTCGGCGACCGAGATCAGCACCGCGCAGGCGACGAGTAATGTCAGAACGTCCGCCGAGCAGGATCGCTTCATGAGCCAGATCCTCCAAGGCGTGCGGAAGTACGACAGTCTCCTCCAGCGGTTCGCGACCGAACAGGACTACGTCTCATGGGTTGGCAGGGACGGCAGTAAGAAGCTCACGATGTGGGATCAGACCCTCATCGCGGGTCGGTACGCCTACGACATCGCCCCAGATTCGCAGTTAAAGATTGACGCCGCGCAGAAACGCGCCCAAGATCTGCAGTACGCCAACTTGGTGAGCAACGCCCCGGAAACGAATCGCGCGGAAGTCCTCCGCGAAGCCGCGCGGGACTTTGGGAAAGATCCGTCTCGGATGGTCCAGCCCCCACCGCCGAAACAGCCAGAACCCCCGAAGATCTCGCTCTCCTTCACCGGGGCCGATATGAGCAATCCGGTCGTGCTGGACATCTTGACGAAGCAGGGCGTTCCGGTCGATCCCGCCGCGATCCAGACGATGCTCCAGATGACCCACGGCGGCATGGTCGCCCCCGGCGCCGGCACAGGGAACGTCATCGGCTCGCAGACACCGGGCATCGGCGGCGCCCCACCCCAGACGGGTCCACATCATGCCCTCGAAGGGACGCCCGGTGGGTTGGAGCCGGTGAACAAGCACGCCGGGGCGCTCACCGGCAACCGCGATGGACGGCCGACGCTATGACGCCGCTCTTGCAGACGGTCTGCGACTGGGCCAAACGGACCTATCCGGTCAATGGACGGATCTATCGCGTCACGATGCGCCGTGAACTCTGGCGACAACTCGCGACAGACCTCTTTATGTCGGAGCCGTATCGGTACGTGAAGCCGATGGACGCGCCCTTCGCGGTCGTCATTCGGAACGTGCATTTTCAGCCGAGGATCTCTTAATGGGTGTCCTGACTTCCGCACAGCGCAAAGCGATGCCGCAGAGCGAGTACGCGCTTCCCGGCAAGCACTATCCCATCAACGACAAGTCCCACGCCGCGATGGCGGAGACCGACGCCTCGAAGTTTGCGACTCCCGACGAGAAGGCGAAGATCGACGCCGCCGTTCACGCGAAGTATCCGAAGATGGGCAAGAACTCCGCGAAGTCCATGCTCAATAGCCTCACGTACAAGTTGAAGAACGGCTCATGAGCGTCAAAGAACAACTCCGTCGCAAGCGGCAGATTCGTCAGGGCGCCCTGATTCCGACGCTGTTGTCACGGGATTGGGTCGTGCTCTCGAAGTGTCGCGAGGCCGTGGCGCACGGCGCGCAGGATGCGACTGTCGATCCGCAGACCTTCGACGCCTACGAGGAGATTCTTGGACGGTTACCGCAACGCCCGTGGAAGGACTATCCGAAGTGGAGCGTCATCAACGCCCGCTTCATGGATGCGTCAGAATCGGCCACGCACTACCTCTGTTATGGCCGTCGGCTCTATCGAGGCGCTGTATGAGCGTCACCTGCCAGAAGTGCGGCGTCCAGTTGCAAATTTCTGACTATCCGTTCTGTCCGCATGGCAGTGGCACGACGCGCGTCTCGGGCGACGAGTGCGACTACATCGATCACAACCTCGGCCCCGAACCAATTCACATCAGGAGCTGGTCCCAGCGTCGTGCCCTCATGGCTGCCCGTGGACTCCAGGACTACCAGTACGACGTCCCCGTCCCTGACGGGATGCAGGACAACAAGCAGCGTCCCTCGCGATGGGGTGCCTACCGGCGTGTCGATGCCGACCAGATGGCGTGGCTCGCGGCTCGTCTTGCGACTGGGAAAGCTGATAAGGCCCCCGACGAACCGATGACGATCCGCCTCACCGAGACCGTGGGCGATCCCCGGCATCACTGGAACACGGCGTACGACATGCCGAAGGAGCGCGGATGAGCGGCGCCCCCGGCCTCTGGATCCCCGGACAGGGCGTGCAACGGACTCGGACGCCGGAAGAACTCCCGTGGCAGGTGATGCTCCGCACGATGGAGTACGCGACCATCGCCCAGCAGTTCGGCCTCGGGCTGCACTGTTCGCGCTGTTCACAGGACATCGTGGCGAAGAACGCCGAGACGGATCCGGTGCTGAAGATGCGCTGTGGCTGTCGGGAACTCTGGTCTGTGAACCCCAAAGCGGGGAAGATCCAGTGAAGACGTGCAAGTGTCGGGATCCGAAGCCGACCACGTTGCCGAGTGGCCGTGTGATTTGTGGCTGGTGTGCGGCGCCCTTCGCGGCGCCACCGAAGCCGATTGAGGACCGACCGTGATCTAAATCGATTGCGACCTCTTCTCTAGCCTTTGCAAGGGCGAACCCCAGGTGCTCTCCTGGGTGAGAAGGGACAACGAGCACGAAGATTCGAGCCTTCGTTGGACCGTGACCATTCACGGCTGACGAGGGCTTTTTCTTTGTGCTCCACGTTTCGTGGCGTGGTTCCCCAGACGAACCAATTGGACCGAGTCACCATACGACTCAAGGAAGACACGACATGGAAGACACAAGCACGACGAGTGCCGTCGCAGAATCACCCGCTCCCGTCTCAGCGCCCAGTGCGCCGAGTGGGGAGACCTCTGCGCCGACGACTCCCTCCGAGACGCCGTCCTCGACGCCTGTCGCAAAGCCCACGTCCATGCGGGACGCCTTCGCGAAGACCGCCGAGAAGCGGAACGCAGCCACCACAGCGCTGCCGGCGTCCGGAGACCAGACCGCGAAAGGGCCGATCCCGTTCGATGTCGTTCAGACCTCACTAAAGAATGCTCGGGCGAAAGAACGCGCTGACGTCCAAGCTGAATACGAGGCTGAGCGCAAGCAGTACGAGTGGGCGAAACAGATCCCGCAAGAGACCCTCCAGAAAGCGATCGAGTTTGCCACCCTCATGGGGGACAACCCGGTGGAGTTCGCGGACAGGTTTGTCAAGGATCTCGTCTCCAACCCCAAGTACAAAGACGACCTCATCTCGCGTGCCACGCGGAATCGTGACGCGCAAGGTCGGTACGTCTCAGGTCAGACGACGCCACAGGTCGATCTGAATCCGTATCGCGTGCAGATGTCCGATGGGAAAGAAATCGGGCTCTACACGGCGGAACAGATCGCGGCGATGGAACAGCAGTGGATGGCGAAAGTGGAACAGCGGCTTGCCCCGATTCAACAGGTGCAAGAACGCGAAGCCGCAACCCGTCAAGCCGCAGCCGACCACGCCGAAGGGGAACGCATGGGCACCTCGGTCTATCAGACCGCCAAAAGTTGGGCGGGGATGGACTCGAAGGAGACACAGATCGCGGTCGCGAAGGAAGTGGAGCGTCTCGCTCCGAATCCCAACGATCCGCGTGATGTCGTCATCGCCCTCCACGAAGCGTATCACCGGGTTGTGGGACCGACATTGCTGAACCAGGGATCGGCACACGCGAAAGCCACCTTCATGCAGAAAGCGGTCGCGGCGACGGAATCTCCGTCGCAGTCCGCACCGACGCCGCAGGCCCGCCCCAAGAACCCCGCCGAGTTGGCGAAGTTCATGGCGGCGAAAGCGCGGCAGCGGAGTTAGATAAAAGGACAGTTCGATGGCCGATCCCAATGACGGACGTGACGTCACCGAATCCTGGGAAGCATACGTCTCCCAGGATCCGGTCGACAACATCTTCGCACGCCACTACATGCTGGAGCAGCTCCGTGCGAACGGGAGCTTCGAGCAGCAGAATGGCCGCGCGATTTTCCACATCCTCGAATACGCGGAGAACTCCACCGTCAAGTGGATGTCCGAGTACGAAACGCTGGATGTGACCCCGCAGACTCCCTTCGACCAGGCCGAGTTCGCCTGGAAGAACATCGGCGGCGACGTGCCGATGAGCGAGTTCGAGAAGGCGATCACCGCCAAGGGCGCCGGCAAGTTCGACGTCATGGCGCGCAAGCTCGACAACCTCAAGAGCACCATCGAAGAGACGGTCAACACCGGCCTCTTCGCGGACGGCAACGGCACGGCAGGAAAGGAACTCGGCGGGCTGCAGTTGCTCGTCTCGACCACGCCGACGACGGGCACGGTCGGGCAGATCAGCCGCGTGACCTTCTCGTTCTGGCGCAATCAGGAAACGAGCGGCGCGCAGTCGCTTGCGGCCTTCGACAAGCTGAAGGCGTCACTGGAGTCGGTCTACAACTCGTGCAGCAACGGCCTCGGCAAAGAGACGCCGACGTTCTGCGTGACGACCCAGACCGTGTTCCAGGGCTACATGGGCCTCTTGGTCGCGCAGGAACGCTACGACCGTGTGTCCTCGAGCGACAAGGCGGTCAGCGGCTTCAAGGGCATGACGGCGATGTTCAAGGACATCCCGATCGGCTACGACGCGGCGTGTCCGACCGGCAACGCGTACATCCTGAACAACAGAAATTTGCATCTGGTGTACCAGCTCTGGATGAAGGCGTACGATCCCGTCAACCCGTCGAACCAGTTCGTGGACGTGTTCAAGGTGCTCTGCAGCCTGAATCTGACGACCGACAACCCGCGTCGTCTCGGCGTCGTGGACCTGATCACGTAAGCGAGTGGAAGCGATGCCGGTCTCATAATTCTGTGGGACCGGCGCCCACCACCTAACGCACAAGGACAGACACATGTCACAAGGACTTACGGGGCGCAACGGGACCGCCGTCGCCCCGCTCTACAGCAACAGCACCACGCAACTGCATCCGCTCGGGACCACAGGGTTCGCCAACGACGGGCGCGTGTTCAAGTACGCGCAGGCCGTGGCGGATACCGTCGCGGGTAACGTCCAGCAGTCCACGGCGCCACTCCCGAACCACCTCGCCAAGACCGCGCCGGTGGTGGCGATTGGGGCGACCTCGTTCGCGTTCACACCGGGCAATACCGCCGGCGCCGCGAACCTCTACGCGGAAGGTTATCTCCAGGCCGATACCGGTCCCGGCAACGGCTACACCTACAGTATCAGCGGCCATGCGGCGATTGTCGCCAGCACCGCCTTCACGCTGTATCTCGCGGAACCGATCCAGATTGCGTTCAGCGGGTCGTCGGCGCTGGGCCTGATTCACAATCCGTGCAAGAACGTCATCATCTGCCCGACCACGCAGACGGCGACGGCGGTCGGCGTCTCGACCTACATCATCACCGGATCGAGCTACGGCTGGATTCAGTGCAACGGACCGGCCTCGGTGCTGATCAACGGCACCCCGACGATCACGGCGCCGGTCGTGCCTTCGGGTACCACGCCGGGTGCGGTGGATCTGTGGACGACCGCTGCAGCGGCTGTCACGGTGCAGCCCATCGGCCATGCGATGCAGGTTGGCGTCTCGACCAAAAACAACTTTTGCTACCTGATGATGGGTGTGTAAGTGGTTGTAACCCCGCACTTGTCCGAAGCGGACGCGCGGAAACTGAGTGCGGCGATCACCGAGGCGCTCTTTCGTCTCGGTGGTCGTCCGACGTCGATCGGCGTGACGCTCCTCCCTGAAGGCTTTACGTTCGTCGCGATGTTGAATGGGAGGCAAGTCACCGTGCGTGTCCCTGAAGGGGTCATGCAGTACGACACGGTCGCGAAGGAACTCCTCGCGCTCTCGCTCGAAGTCGACCCGTGGTGTAACCGTATTTTTCAACTGAAAGATGGCAAAGATGGACGAGAACGACACCTCGACTCCCCCGTCAGTGTCCCCGAAGCGAAAGCCGGGACGTAAGCCGGGCTGGACGAAAGCAGTCGCGGCGGCGCCTGACACGGCCACGATGACGGCAGTCCTTGAGCGCCTCGCGGCCTCGCAGGAAGCGATGGCGGCGGCGCAGCAGACCGCGCCCCAGAAGCAGGCCGAAGCGATTCAGAAGTTGCGGGATCCGAGTTCGCCCGTGTGTACCGGGGTCTCGGCGTTCAATCCACGTGGCGATCTACTCCCGGATTATCAGATGCCGCGTCTGGTGTGTGAGATTCACGCGCCCCATAAGATTCATCCGAACTACCACGGGCTTACCCGTGAAGAAGTCGAACTCTGCAATCTGGTCATCGCGCAGGGGGCGGCGGAGTATCGGATCGAACTCGTGGACGGCACGCAGACGAAGCTCACCGTGCAGTTGATCAAGAACGACGTGACCGGAAAGGTCGAGAAGGCGCGCTTCGTCTCGGGATGGACCGAGGAGAAGAAGGGCCTCTACCCGGGGATGACGGTGTTCCTGCGGGAGATGCTCGGGAAGAAAGCGGATGCGGTGATGTCGATGAAGACCGAACGGCGTCTGATTGAGGCCGGCGAACTCTCGGTGAGCCGGTAACGGTCATGGCGGACCCCAAGCTCGGTCTCAGCGTGCGTCTCTGGAATGGCACCGTCATGGACGTGGATCGTCCGACCAAGCCCGAACTCGGACATCCGCTGGAGGTCCACATCGGCGGGACGCCCTACGTCCATGTGTCGAACGATCCTGATGGCACCTGGGTCTATGCGCCGCGTGACGTGAAGCATCGATGACACTCGCCTCGATTCTCGCGGGGTGTTACGAGCGGTTAGGCTACTCCGCGTCTCCGCCCACAGCGGTGGTGACGCGGTTGACCGACCACGCCAACGAAGTGCATCGGGCGCTCCTCTCGCTCCCAGGCATGGAAATGCTGCGGGACGACACGACGCCCGTCACCTCGGTCGCGAATGCCCCGCGCATCGGTCTCCCGCTGAACGTCGCCCGCATCAAGCGCATCGTGGACCGTACGAACAACACGCTCCTGCGCGAAGTCACTATGACGGAACTCGCACGTCGCGATCCCGGCCTGACGAGCACGGGGAATCCGTGGGCGTTCGCACGGAGTGGGTTTCAGGCGGTGCAGGCGCAACCGGCCGCCGCGACGGGCGTGTGGGCCGTCTCGAGCAGCGCGTCTGATACCGCTGGTCCCACAGTGAGCCTCACGGCTATTCGCACGGGCGGCTTCCTGCATCAGCCCTCAGCGCAGGCGTTGACGGGAACAGCCCGTGTGCAGGTTGGCGGTCAGACCGACTACATCGAGATTGACAAATTTGCGCTCAGTGCGGCGTGTGTGGGAGACGTGAGTCTCTACGATGCGGTGACGGTCGGGAACCTGCTCGCGGTGATCCCGAAAGGGCAGACGAATGCCCGCTACCTCGGGATTCACTGGTTCCCGGTTCCGGCGACGGCGTTGACGTACTACGTGGACTACACGCGCACGACGCCGGATATGACGACGACGGACGAACCGCTGTTGCCGCAGGACTTCCACGATCTGATCGGGATCGGGATTCGGATGAAGGACTACGAGTATCGCGGCGATGCGCGCTTCCAGGCGGCGGCCGGGGAGTACATCGCGCGGACGCAACAGTTTCGAGACTTCGTGCAAACCGATGGCGCCTTCCTGCTGTCGTTGCGGAAGAAACCGCAGCGATGGTCCCAGTTTGGCGGACAGTATCCCGCCGACACCGTGACTTGGAGTTGGTGAGATGCGTGGACTAATCATGAATGCAACCGTCAAACAGATGCTCCTCATCGGGGGACTGATCGCAGCGGGCTGTGCGTCGATGCCGGTGACGCTCGCGGCCCAGAATCCCTTCACGCTTTTGTCGGTCGTCGCCGCCACCAAAAACGTCACGCTGACCACGACGAGCGCCGACGACGATGGCCGGATGAGTCTCGCGGGCTTTTCCGGGGTCGCCGTCCAGTTGAGTGGCACGTGGACTGGCACCGTCACGTTTGAAGTGAGCATCGACGGCACGACCTATACCGCCCTCAACATGACGCCTCCGAACTCCACAGCCGCGGTCACGACGGCGACGGCGAACGGGCAGTGGATGGGGAGTGCGGTCGGCTTCCGCTATTTCCGCGCCCGGTTCTCGACCCCATCGAGCGGGAGTCCAGTCGTGGGGATTCGGGAAACGTTAGGGGGTGGATCGGGTTCAGGCGGAGGCGGCGGCGGGTCCGTCACGATCAACGATCCGAATACGACCAGTCAGAAAGCAGCGGTGAACGCCAGCGGCCAGCTCTCCATCACCTGTGCGAACTGTTCGGGATCTGGTGCGTCTTTTGTGGATAAGGCCGCCTTTACGGCGGGCACCGACTCGGGCGCGCCAGCGATGGGCCTCTTCGAGACCTCACCCTCCACCGTGACGACTGGACACAGTTCGGTCCTGGCGATGACGAACGACCGGCATCTCTTCGTCAACATCGGCAAGGTCGGCGCCGCCACGATCACCCTCGGATCGAAGACGGGGGCGAACTCGTTCCCGGTCGTCATCGCCTCAGACCAGACGTTACCACTTCCGTCAGGTGCGTCGACCGCGGTGGCCGATGGCGGGACGTTCACGGCGAGCACCACCACGGCGAACCCGATTGCGGGATTCTACGAGTTTTCTCCCACGACGTGTACAACCGGAAAAGCGTGCGCCATCGGACTCACCACGAACCGAGAAGCGAAGGTCTCCCTGACGACGGCGCTCCCTGCGGGCACGAACGGGATCGGCAAGCTCACGGCGAACGGCGGCGTGATTATCGGAGATGTCAACATCAACGGTGTCTCACCCAACAGCGGCCGTGTGCCAGTACTCGCGGACATTAATAACGGCAGCACCACCGTGACGGAGGCGGCGACCCTCACGGCAGGCCAGTCCAGTGTGGCCCTGACCAACTCCGTGCTCTTTGGCTACGACGGTTCGACGGATAGCCGTGTCGCGGCGAAGAGTTCGACGCCGGCTAGCAATGCGGTCGGACTCGTGGTGCGTCCCTTGGGATGGACTGATGGCACCAACACGGCGCCGACGATGGATGCGGCGGTACGGGCGGGCTATATGGTCCCCACGGCGTCGGCCTCTGGCGGCGGCGCGTCGAACTATTCCGCCCTCCAGACCAGTGGTGCCGTGTTCACGGCGCAGATCAAAGGGGCCGCTGGGCAAGTGTATGAGATTGATTGCACCAGTACGGATGCGGCGGCGATGTTTGTGCGGCTCTATGACCAGACGGGTGCCCCGGCGAGTACCGACGGCGCCAACATCGTGTGGCGCGGAACGATTCCCGGCGCCGCGACGGGGGCGGGGTTCGTCAAGACCTTCACCATCGGGCGCGTCTTTGCGACTGGCGTGGGTATTCGCATTAGTGGCGCCGTGGCCGACAACGATACGACGGTGTTGAGTGCGAACAAAGTCATGTGCAATGTGGGGTACAAATAAATGGCCTTGCAGGGACCACGACGCCTGCTCGCGGTCCTGGGCCTGTGCCTCAGCGCCGTGCTGATCCTCCATGCCACCATTCCGGTGAGTGATAACTTTGCGGCGTATAGCGGAGGGACCGATCTGAATAGCCCGCCGTGGGTGAAAACGCAAGGGACGTGGGCGGCCGATGGTGGCAACGCGACCCACTGTTTCTCGGTGGCGGCCTTTTGTTCGGCCTATTGGGACACCGCGACGGATACGTTCACGGCGAATCAACATGCGGATGTCAAGCTCTATTCGCAATTAACCGGACAGCCTGGCCCCGCCGTTCGGATGGCGGGCACAGGAGGCACGACGCGGGGCATGTGGTTTGACATCGATCCAAATCCTGGTCATGCCAATAATGGGCTGTGGGTCTATACCGGGGGCACCAACGTCGGATCGCTCTTGGTGGCGTGCTCCATTAATGCGGCGAGTGGCGACACGGCACGGATCTCGGTGACGGGTTCGACCTACACCCTGAGCGTGGATGTGGGATCGACCGGATCGTTTACCACCTGTGGGTCTGTGTCTGACGGCACATATGCCTCTGGGCAGCCAGGGATGATTGAATATGACACGTCGGGCTATTTGGTGTCCTTCGCGGCGGATAATGTGAGTGCAGGGGGGACCACGGTACGTCGCCTGATGCTCCTCGGTGTCGGCGGCCACTTGTGATCCGACTAGTGGCTGCATTGGCGGCGGCACTCGTGGCGCTGGCGATTCCTCAACGCGCCGCCCTCTTTGGGCGCACGGTTCCCCAACAGCAAGTGGCGGTGGGGGCGCTCTTTCAGGTCACGAACCTGCATTACGACTGCGGCTTTCTGGTGCCGCATGGGACGGATGCGAATGGGGTAAGTTACGGCCAAGCCGGATTTGGTGCGATTGCCTATTCGCCCTCTGGGAATAGCGGCCAAGGTTCGCTCTATGTGAGTGGGGATGATAACCAGCGGAAGGTGGGTGAACTCTCTATTCCGACGTGTTCGGGCAGTGCGGGCAATATCGCGACGTGGCCCACCGCGACGATCCTCTCGCCCCAGTATGATCCCGGCGAAGGGCACATCGGCCCCTGTATCTATAATCAGGGGTATCTCGGGCACTGCGCGACTGGGACGGTGCCCTCGAATCTCGATTACAAGCTCGGCGGCATGCTCGTCTATCCCTTCGACGGCTCCAGCACGCGGTATCTCTACCTGCAAGACTACAGTTACTACGACGCGGGGAACGTGCAGCAATTCACCGCCTCTCGACGCGGGCTCTCCTTGAGCGGCACGAGTTGGGACGGGATGTATCAGCTCTCGCCGTTCTCGCCCCCCTACGAAAAGTACGTCGATGGGACACTGAGTGAGGTGGATCCAGCCTACACGTCCGCGCTCGGAGGCACGATCATTTCGGAACATACGGGGGCGCCCATCGTGAGTATTGCCTCCCAAGGGTTCGCCGCGACAATTTGGAATCCGCTCTCCAGTTGGGGGCAACCCATCAGCTCACAACTCCTGCTCGGCTATGACGGAGACGGCGGCACCAATCCGCATCGCATGGCGGTGGCGCTGCAAGCGGCGGGCTACGCCTATCCGGCCGGCGAAGTCACCTCCGCGAATACGTGGTGGAACTTGACCATGCATGTGCATGGCACGATGATGCCCACCGGCTACCGCTCGCATCTGTACTTCGGGCGCATCGGGACGACCTACTGTTACGGCAATGGTGACGCCTATCCCCCATTGGTGAAATCATTTCTGGCGGGATCCGATCCGGCGGGTGGCAATTCCGGCAACAACGCCTCCAGTAACGGCGCGGGCACTGTGATCACGCTCCCAGGCGCGGATCTCTCGTACGTCGCCACGAATCACTACGGGTTGTGGCTCAACACGGGCGCGGCTAACGGTACCACCCATGCCATTAGCGCGACGGCGAATAGTGGCCTCTCGAATGCCCAAGTCACGATTACGCCAGCGGTGGCCGCGGGCCTCTCGGGGGTGGACTACGCGCTGGGAGTCATCGGGATTGATGCCTCCACGAATAGTGCGGGTGACACCATCACGGTGCCGAATGCGGTGCTGGACCGTGTGCAGGGGGCAGAGATTCACCTTCTCAACCAAACCACGCCCAACTTCGATGATTGCCCAGGCTGGTGCAATGGGGGCTTGCGGAGTCACCCCGGTGTCGGTGCGGTGCTCAGCGTGGCGAACTCCGGCACCGGGTCGGCCACGGTCGGCTCTGGCGGCTTCCCCGGCAACCTCACCAACCAGCCCTACATGATGGGCGACATCAACTGCGACGACCCGCAGGACCGCACGTCGAAGGGCAATCACGGCTATCCGTATGCGAACTATCTCAACGCCTACGACCTGAATGATTTCCTCGCGGTGAAGGCGGGGAGCAAGCACGCCTACGAACCGATCCCCTATCTCCACGCGGACATCACGTCGCTGCTCAACACGGCGATGGGCACGGGCGGGGCGAGCGGGGGCGATCTCTTAGGGCTCGCGCATGACCGGACGCACAAAACGATCTACATCGCGATGGTGTTTATCGACGGGACGTATCCCGTCATCTTGAAGTTTCACTATGACTAGTGTCTATGGACGGACGCCAGCCATGACTCAGCGCAGGACGGCCCAGCACGCCAGCGCGATGATGATCGTCGCCATACCGACGCAGAAGGCGATGAATTCCCAGTCGCGCCCTTCGGGTCGTGCGAAGACGGTGAACCCGGTGCGCTTCGAGGCGGGACGGAGCGTGGATCCCAGCGCCATTCCTCGGAAGCGGCGGAAGTCGGCGCGGGTGAGTTCGGGTGTGTTGGGCTTGTGTGTCATAAACGTGAACATAACATAAACAATGGCGTCTGTCATCTGGGCGAAAAACCGGGGCCGCAATGGCTGGGACAGTCTCGTGGATGTCGGACTGGACGAATCCGTCGAATCCTTGAATGTCCACCTGTACAACGACGGGCTTGGCACGCGGCGGGGTGGCTCGACGCTCATCACGACAACGGGCGTGACGGCGCCCATCTATAGTGCCTTCGAGTTCATCCCCGGCCAAGACGAGACGGTTGCGGAGTTGTTCGTATTCGACAATTCCTCGCCGGTGAAGATTCTGCGCTGCGCTGGTGGCTCGTCGTTCACGAATCTGACGCTCGTGGACAACTGCAACGGCTCGCAGTGGATTTCGAGTGCGGCGGCGCTGAACGGGAAGCTCTATCTCGCCTATGCCACGGGCGTGAACCGGCTCCATGTGTTCGATCCTGGCGGCTCGACCACGACCGTGCGCAGAGCCGGGTTGAAACCACCCGCTGCCGCAACCGTCGCGAACAGCGTCGGTGGTGGCGCCTACGCCGCGACCCTTCGCTACTACAAAGTGGCGTATACCGTCGTCCGCAGCGGCGTCGTGGTCTATCGGTCGGAACTTTCGCCGGTCGTGAGTTTCACGCCCGATGGCTCCCATGCGAGCGCGGTCGTGACGAAACCCGCGTCGATCAGCGAGAGTGAGACGAACTGGGAAGTCTACGGATCGCCCGATGGGGTCTTGTTCTATGCGCTCGCGGCCGATCTCGCTGGGGCCTTGAGTGCGTCCATTGTGGTCGGCACGACAACCTACGCGGATTCGACGGTCGTCTCCACCTACGCGAATTACACCGCCCAAGAGGCCATCGGCTCGAATACGCCCTTCCCGTCCGTGAAGTCGCTCGGGACGGATGGCTCTCGGCTCTACGGTCTCGGGGTGTGGGAAACGAGTGCGGGAGATTCCCTCGCCCCGAAAGCGGGCCGCTTCTACTTCGGTCCGGTGCTGGACTCGTCCGATGTCAACGACGACGAACGCATCAACAATACGGCGAGTCTGCGTGGATGGATTGACCTCGCGCGGAACGCGAACGCCGCCGACCGAGGGGTCTCGCCCCATCCGGTGAACAACGTCATCTACGCGTTTCAGTCGTCGGGGGTCTTTGGGCTCTATCCGACCGATTCCGCCGTGACCCCGTATCGGCGCGTCGTGCTCTCGACCGCGATTGGCAATCTCAGCCAGCGCATGATCGTGATGGGTCACGACCGGAACGGCGCGCCCTGTTGCTACTTCTGGGATCCGGTCAAGGGTCCGTACGTCGTCGGGGGCGTCGATGGGTTACGGTGGGTTGGGAAAGATCTCGCGGACATCGCCGCACGCGTGAATCGTCTGCCTGATGGGACGCTCTGTGGTGGGTTCTATCAGGATCGGCAGCAACTGATCTTCGGACTCGCGGTGGACGGCAGCAACGAACCGAATCTGATGGCGGTGTGCGATGTCACCAAGCAGCAACCCGACGAGACCGGCGACCTCCGGGGCGGCTGGACCCTCTATAGTGGGGACTTCGCGACGGCTCGCGCCATCGTGCTGTTCAGCAACACGCTGAGCGCCACACGGTCCCGTGTCAAGGTGCCCTACGTCAGCTCGGTCAGTGCGGGCACGTTCCAGAAGTACGACGAGAGCGTCAACCAGGATAACAGCGTCTCGTTCCAAGCCTACGTGACGAGTGGCCCGCGCTTTGTCGAGAACGCCCATGTCTCCCTCGTGCAGCCCTACGTCATGGCTGACGCCGCCAGTGCGGTGACGATTCGGCATCGTCTCATCCGCAACGCAGGCGCTGAGACGCGCGACAGCACGCTCACGCTCACGGCGGAAGGGTCAGAAACCATCGTGCTGAAGAAGGCGGAAGATGCCGCGATGAATGACGCGTGGACACTCCAGGTCCAACTTGGTGATGCGGCTGCGGCGAACGTCCACTGGTTGATTCATCAGTGGCGCTGTCCGAACGTCAAAGCCGGGAGTGCGCTCTAATGCCGTTCCCTGCGTTCAACAGCGTGCAGGAGTTCACCGCGATGGCGGGGAACCAGATCCAGCAGTTCACGGCGTATCTGACGGGGTTTCTGCAATTCCAGCACAAGGATGATGGGAGTCACGGGGCAGTCACGGCGGATTCCGTCGCCATCACGGGCGCCCTCACGGTAGGCGGAGCCACTACTGGCACAGGCGCCGCAACCTACAACGCCAACGTGAAGGCGAAGGATGTCGAGATTGGCGATGTCGGGTCCGCGAATCCCACCGATGGCGTACTCGGGCCGGGGATGCGGATTTACGATACGACCGGCACGACACCCGCGTATGACCTCGCCAGCAGTCAGGTGATCAGCAGCAACTATCAAGCCTTGACGCTTATGGAGCGCGGCGGTGGGTTCGTCCCTCTTCAGATCGTCCGTGACATCTCGGGATCGGCCTACTGGATGGGACCGGGGAAAGATTCTCCCGTGACGCATCCGGTCGATCTCGGCACGGCGTTCTACGCGAGCGGCGCACGCGGGAAGTACCAGAACGCCTATCTCAGTGGGTCCGTGTTCGAACTCGGACGTGGAGTGGGACAAGGGCTGTGGCAGGCGTATACGCCGACCCTGACGAACCTCACACTCGGGAACGGCACCAAGGGTGGGACTTGGGCGCAAGTCGGGAACGTGACCTGCGTGGAGGTCAACATCGTCTTCGGATCGACGTCGTCCATCACTGGGAACGTCATCGTCTCGCTCCCGACGTCGAACACGAATATGACCTCCTCGCAGATTCTCGGGGATGTCACATACTTTGATTCGAGCGCCGGCCAGTTGTATCAGGGGCAGGCGCATCACAGTTCGGCCACGGAAGCCGTGTTGCGATCGGCTGGTTCGCCATTGGTGCTGATTTCGTCCACCGTCCCGATGACGTGGGCGACGAGTGATGAAATCTGGCTGCGGTGTTGTTACCGCAACGTCTAAAGGAACCTCATGGCTGTGGATTACCGCACCGCCCTACTCGACCAACTCGATCCCACGCAACAGCGGAAGAACGCCGATGGGACGCCAATCGATCCGACCGCGGAGTCTCCCGCCACGGCGCCGAAGTGGACCGGTGGAGAAATCCCTGCAGCGGGCACGCTCACGCCGGTGCCTGGAGTCACGGGTCCGCTCACGTCTGACCCGAACAGCCCGAACGTGAAGGCGGCGGTGGCCTACGCGGCTACGCAACAGCCGAAGCCCCCCTCCACGGCCTCCGTGACGCTCGCCGGGTGGGATCCCTCCCGCACGGACAACAACGGGAAGTACGAATACGGGCGGGCGGTGCAGGCGGCACTCAACAGCGGACAGACCTACAACGCCGACTGGGTGCGGAACTTCGTGGCCCAGCATCCAAACGAGTGGGAGATTGACCCGAACTCGTCTCAGAACGACCCGCACATCCGTCAAAAGCAGTCGTACCTCAATAGCGCGACGGGTGATAGCAAGCAGGGTCAGACCTCCATCTATCAGGATGTGCTCGGGGATGCGGGAGGCGCGAATCGGCCCCAGTTCAGCAACGTGGAAGGCGATCCCGCACTTGGCTACGCGGCCCCGACCGTTTCAGCGTCCCCGTCGATGGCGTCTCCCATGAGCGCAGGGAGTGGGACGTCTGGACTCGCCTCGGCGCTGCAGGGCGATCCCTACGCGGCGATCAATTCCGGGCTAAACAGCATCTCTGGCCCGTCTCAGACCGACACCTTGCTCCAGACGTTACTCGCGCAGTTGCGCGGGGGGAAATAATGGCGACCACGACGATTGGCGATCCGAACCAGCAGAAGCCGCTTCCGGGCTCGAGTGACCCGCTCGCCCCCTACGTAGGGAGAACGTTGACGGGCGGCGAAGCGAATCAGGCCGCGCAGCAACTCGGCATGACCCCGAACGCGGGCGGCGACTACTTCTCGAACGTGAACAACGGGCAAGCCGCCAACAGCGCCTACAACTGGAGCAACACCGGGCAGGGCTGGTCGCTCCAGCCGAACGCGCCGGCCAATACCACGACGACCACTGCTCCGGCCGCCCCCGCGACACCGGCCCCGATTACGACACAGCAGGACGTGCTGAACACCCCGACCACCGCTGGAGCCACGACGACTCAGCCGACGACGGTGGCACAGTCGTTCCAGCAAAGCCTCGTCAACCTACTGAATCCGTCGATTGCCTCGCCCGTGAATGCGAGCAACCCGGCGATTGCCCCCGCGATTCAGGCCAACCAGTTGGCCGGCCAGCGTGGACTGGAGCAGCAGCGGAACACCCTCGCGGAGCAAGCGGCAGCGAATGGAACCAGCAACAGCGGTGGATTCGATTCAGTCCTCAGCGGGCTGATTGCGAATAATGCGGCGCAACAGGGGCAGTATGCCGGGTCGGCTGTGCAACACTTGTCGGACCAGAACAATAGCAATCTCCTCTCAGCGCTTGGGCTCGGGAGTGGGATGCTGAGCGGACAGGCGGGGTTGTCGCAGCAGGGGACGGAGTTTGGACAGACGCTCGCGGAACAGCAGCGGCAGGCCAACATGGACAACGCGCTGAAGCAGCTCGGTATTACAAGCACGACGCAACTCGGCCAGGGCGACCTGAATCTGCGGTTGCTGTTGGGCCTCGCGGGCTTGGGGCAGCAGGCGAACATCTTCGGACAGAGCAACGATTCGAGCACACTCGCCAGCCTCTTGGGCATGGCATAGGAGACCGCGATGAGTTGGTGGCAAGCACTCGCAGACATCGGCCTCGGGGTCGCGGCTCCGTTCACTGGAGGGGCGTCACTCGCCGGCATTCCGGCGGTCAACGCCATCGGCGCCAAGAGCGGATCGAATCCCTTGACGGACGCCTCGCAACTGATCGGCGGCCAGCAGGCGGGGTCGAACAACGCCCTCGTCCAGCAGGGCAATCTCAATCAAGGCGCGGACCGGAACGCCCTCACGGCGTATCAGGACCAGCAAGCGGCCCAGAACCAAGCCGCGCAGCTCGACCTGCAGCGCCAGCAGTACTCGACCAAGAACCGCTCGGACGTGATGCGGCAAGCCCTCATCGGCCAGTTGCTCGGGAGCGGGTCGTTCCAGCCCACGCATGTGAGTCCGACTGGCTCGAGCGGTGGGATTCTCGCATCTCTCAATGCAAATCCGGGTGCGCTGCAGGCATTGAAGACGTTCGGGCAGCAAGGGTCCACCGCGCAGAACACGCCGCTGTCGTTTACGGGCGGGAACATTCTGACGCCGCCAACATTGTCGAAAACGCCGACGCTCGATACCGGCAGCAGCGCGCTCGGACGGACGGGCACGACGCTCGGATTGGCGGGGGCACTCACGCCGGCGATTCTCGCGGCCATCAAGAAGATTCAGGATCAGTCCGGCAGTGTGCCGATTGACACGAGCGGTTGGTCGAGTGACTGGCAGGATCCGCAGACCCCGAACATCCCGACCACGGAAGGCTGGCCCTAAATGGCGGATTACGGCGGCGTCCTCGGCGGCACGGCGGGACAGGGACAAGCCCTGCAGGACATTCTCCAGCAGCGATTCCGTGAAGCGCTCGCGAACCAGCAGGCGCAGCAAGAGCAGCAGCGGATCGCCATCGAACAGCAGCGCGTGAACAACGAGAGCGATCTGAAGAAGCTCGCAATCCAAGAGTCTATTCGTCAGCACGATGCCTCACAACGCGATGCGGCGGTAAAGGCGGGCACGGCGTTGCAGATGAACACGCCGATGGGCACTGACGTCATCGACAGTCCGAATCTCCCACTGTACCAAGCGTCCGGCACGAAACTGACCCCACAGGATCCGACACTCTCTAGCACGAATCTCTCGGGCGGGGCCACGGCTGGTTCCACGGCGCCGCGTATCGTTGGCATCGCCGGTCAGCAAACCGGTGCGCCGAACGTGGCTGGGGATCTGACGCAGACGAACAATCCCGGTCACAAGGCGAGGCTCATCGATGAAGGTCTGCCGGTACAGCAACAGCAAGCCACAGAGGATGCTGCGTTGCAGCGATACATCGCCCATCCGAATCGTGGCGATGCGTTGATCTCTGTCGGTCCGAAAGGACGCGAGTCACTCCTCAACTCGTACAATACGCAGGACAATGCCGCGAACAAGCCGCACACGATTGAAAGCAAAGCTGGCACTCTCAACGGGAAAGAGATATGGGCCAACTTCAGCGAGGGCAAATACACTGATCCTGCGACTGGGGCCGATATTTCCGGGTCGTTCAAACCGATGCCGCCTGCGGCGATGCGGGTGCAGATTGGTGCAGGCGCGAATGGGATGGGTGGAGAGACGTTCGATGCGAATCGCCCAGATCCTGCAACCGCCAATAAGGTGGATGGTAAGACCGGCATGACGCCCAATGCGCTGTATCAGAATGCGCTGACCTACGCCCTAGAGAATCGTATCCCTGCCGGTGGACGGGCGTCTGTCGGACAGGCCCAGAACGCACGGATGGCGATCCAGAACAAGGCTGGAGCGATTGCTGCCGCTGCTGGCACGGATCTGCCCACCGTGCAGGCGCAATATCGGGCGAATGCTGCGACGCTTGGGAAGTTGCTACCCATCGCACAACAGACAGCGAATTACGCCAATACCGCGAAGGACAATATCGCGTTAGCGCAGCAACAGAGTCCACAAGTGACGCGCACGGATTCCCAGTGGGTGAATCAAGTCGCGAATGCTTTCGTCAAAGGCGCCATGCCTGCCGCGAATCTGACGAAGTTTGAAGTCTACATCTACACAGCGGCGCGTGAATATGCCAAGGTGACGAGCGGTGGCGCGATGAGCGCGCAAGGACTGAGCGATTCGGCCGCACGCGAGGCGAGCAAGTTGCTCAATGCCTCGCAGTCGCCAGAGGCGTTTGCTGCGGCCGTGGACGCCATGCAACACGACATGGACAACGTCACCTCTCGGCAGTTCGAGGGTGTGCGCTCCGTGTCTGAGACCATTGGACGATTCCTGGCGGCGGCGAATGGCGTCCCGCTTGGAACCAGTAGTGGGAACGCGCCCCCTCCTGGCGGTGGTGGCGGCGGCGATCTGATTCGCGTGCAAGGACCGGGCGGCAAAACCGGCCGTGTGCCGAAAGGCACGACGCTGCCAACAGGATGGACGGTGGTGAACGGTGGGTGAACGTCCTCTCGTCCCGGCGGGATTTATTCCAGACGACGAGCCGAAAGGTTTCATCCCCGATGAGCCCAAGTCGTCCGCGCCGTCCGCCTCTCCGCCATCAGCAATAGAGACGATGCTGGCGGATAGTCCCGCCGATCCGTGGGATGTACGCGTTGCGAAGTTCATCGCGCGTCAAGCGAAAGCCCATCCTGTAACAGCGGGAGCCACGGTCGGATCCGCGCTCGCGACGGGTGGCACGAGTATTCTCGCGCAGATCGGACTCGCGGCACTCGGCGCCGCTGGTGGCGCAGGGTACGGGATGCTCGCTAAAGGATCCTCGACAGGCGATTACGGGACACCTACGGGCAACGCCGAACGGATGTTCGATGAAGGCACTTCGGCAGCGGTCGGACAGGGTGTCGGATCAGCTGTAGCGGCAGGAGCGCCGAAGATCGCGAAGGTGCTCTATCGCAGCGCCCTACGTCCGTCCGTGCCACTTCAGAAGGACTTTGGCGACCTCGCCGCCACGGGTCTCCGTGATGCCATACCAGTGAATGAAGCGGGCACCGCTGAAGTCAACGCGATGCGGGGCGCGTCAGCCGACAAGGCTGCAGGCGTGCTTGCCGCGAAGGATGCGGAACGTCCGACCGTAGCAGGACTGTTGCCTCCCGCGCAAGGCATCGAACTGCCCAATAAGACGGGCGTGCTGATGGGACGTGACACGCCGAATATTCCCGGCGCGCGCGATGTCACGTATCCCCAACTCGTCGGCGCGAGCGAAGTGCTCAACCGTGGGATGGGCACTGCGCGATCCGCGGCGGGAGATGCGCCATTCCCGGCTGATGCCGAATCCGCACTCGCTGCGTTAGAGCAGAAGTTCAAGGACCAGCGACCCTACGGGATGTCACTGTCCGACACGAATCGCCTGAAGCAGACCTCCCAAGATCTCGCGAATGCCGCCTATCAGGATCCCCTCTCGGTTCACACGACGGGAACGCAGTTCAACAAAGGCGTGGCGACAGGGGCACGGCAAGCGATTGAAGCACGCGCCCCAGAGGTCGGTCCTATCAATGCCCGCACGCAGGAGTTGATCGGACTGCAGCGGGCACTCGAAAACGCCCAGATGCGGAATCCGGGCCCCATGAGTCTCAGGGCGTTACCCGGCTATATCGCGCCGGGACTCACGTCGCAGGCGTCGATTCTCATGAACAAAGCGGCACCGTATGCGCCATCGATGTTGCGGTCCTTACTGGCGGCGCTCGGTGGAGGTGGTTCATGAGACGAGTAGCGGTACGGCGGATTCTCGTAGGACTCCTCGTCGCGCTCGTCTTCGCGGCAGGAGGCACGCTCTACGCGAACGAGGGCATCTGGGCGGCCCTGTGTGCGGCGTATCCCAAGGACTCCCCCGAGTGGATGACGTTCTTTTGCTATCTCTTGTAAGGCAGCATGGCGTTCCGTTTGCTCCCGCTGTTCTACCTGGGGGTAACGACGATGGTGACAGTCGTGTGTCTCTGTATGGTCGGATTCGCGGTCGGCTTGGTCGGGTTCTATAAACTCGGGCGCCATTCATGAGCATCTCCATCCCAGAAATCCTCGCCATCGTGACGGGCGCGTGTTCGATGACGACAGCGATTTTCTGGGGAGCGTTCCTGCTGGGGAAACAGCAGAATGCGCTCGACAGTGTCATTGAGGATGTGGGGAACCTGAATACCAGGATGAACCGCGCCGGGGAGCACATGTCGGATCTAGCGGATGCTGTGCAGAAACTACCCGACGAGATGGACAGAAGGTTTGTGCCCCGCCACGAACTCGGGACGCTGTTGCAGATTAACGGCCGCCGCCGTATGGATGAGTCGTGACACGCCAAGTTGTCGCCTCGGCATGGTACGGGGAGATGATGCCCACTGGCGAATGGGCGGCGACGATTCCCCACGTTGGCGTCCAGTCCCATCTCGGCTCACTTGGGAATCCTGAAGCCTTCGGCCCGCTTTACCTGCGCTGCACGACCGTCCCATCGTTTCGGTGTGCGGGACAGGCCCACGACACTATCGAACCGGCGTGCTGGGAATGGAACGGGTCGTGGCAACCGCACCCACAGCCCTGTTGCGGCGAGTCGCCGGTCATCTTCGACCTCCACGGAGTCCGGTATCAGCATCCGTGCGGTCCCGGCGAGGACTCTAACGGCTACCGCTACGTCACGCCAGACAACGTCATCGTCGGCGGGAAAGAGACGTACGGCCCGTGGAACGGTCTGTCACAATACACCGACCTGTTCAATGGCCTCTGGATCGGGCAAGGACACGACAACGGCGGCGTCTGTGTCTGGGACGGCACCACGTTACGGCTCCTCGAGGCGGGTGCGTGTACGTTCATCCGGGCCACGCGTGACGGTGATACGGTGGGGCTGGCGTTTCACAGCGTCGAAGCGGGAGGGGTGGTGCTGATGTTGCTCTTACTGTCGGAACTCCATAACCTGCCGCCGGTCGTGCCGCCCGTGGACCCTCCTCCCGTGATTCCGCCCGTGATCCCACCGGTCATTCCCCCGGTCATCCCTCCGGTGATTCCACCGCCTGTCCAATCGCCTATTCACCATCTGTCGAGGTTTGTCATGGCTGATACGCAGCAGATTCATCTGATCGGACCCGCCGGCCAGTTCGCCTATCCCGATGCCCTCAACACCGGGCCGTGGGCCTCGGCGGGTTGGAGAGGGGTCAAGTTCAAGACGACCGCCGACGACAGTTGCCTCTGGGAGCTGTCCTTTCCTGACGGGACGCACGCCAAGATCCGTCCGGTGTCCACGGGAGGCATGCTGGGGATGGACGCGACGAAGTTCGCCACGAACGTCTGTCAGCAGTGGTACGTCAAAGCCTCGGAAGATGGCTGGGGCGGGTACGAGGCGCTGAACTGCTACAGCGGGTATGCGAACGGGACGAAACAGGTCCAGATGGACTTTGATGACCAGAGCGGGAAGTACGCCTCGGCTGGACTTGTGATCGTGGTGCTCTGATGTTCCGTCCTCTGCAGCGATGGACTGGGCACAAGGGCGGTCCGCTCGCCCGTCCGACCATCGACCGGAAGATCTTCCTCATGGCTGGCCAGCCGTGGCGCTACATGGGCGTGACGGCCTTTCAGCTCATGGACTTGTTCGGGAAGGGGCAGGACATCAGCCCCTTCGTGAGCCTCTATCTCGGCCTCGGCTTCAACACGTTCCGCGTCATGGCGAACAAGCCGGAAGTGCCGGGACAGTTTCCCGGCTGGGACACGCCACCGCTCGAGACGATGCTGGCGTTCGTGCGCTGGATGGCTGGTCAGGGCGCGATGGTGGAACTGACGCTGTTCGGGTCGCAGGTGAATCCGGTGTTCGTGCCGTCATGGCTGGATGCGCTGCAGGGCGAGCCCAATATTTTGGTCGAGCTTTGTAATGAACCTGGTCATCAGGGCCAATGGGCGACGGCAGATCCGATTCAAGACCTCGCCATCCCGTCCATCGGTACGATTCCCTACGCCACGGGCGACTACACCTACGACCCCACGCTACGGCGTGGCACGTTTGGGACAATCCATACTGACCGATCGGATCCCTGCGATACGGCGCGGAAGGCCAAGGGCGTCCTTGATATGTGGGACGTGGCGAAGATTCCGTGGGTGGGGGACGAACCCGCCAAGCCGCAGGACATCTCGTATCGGGCGGATTGTTTCCTCGCGCTCTTCGGCATCTACGGATTGCTAGGCGCGGGCGGAACGGCTCACTTTTTGGGCTCACAGTTCGGCCAACTCCCAGACGATAGAGAACTCGCGTGCGCGAAGGCGGCCATCCAAGGGCTGACGGCATTCCCGGCGAGCACCCCGAACGACTACGGGTACGTCCACGACACGAACGACGAAGCCGCCTCTGGTAGTTTACGAACGTATAAATGTGGTCCTTTTGGTGTTAGAGTCTGCCCTAATCCGGGCTACTCAATACTTATTGGAGTTTGAAGCAGATGCTTCCAGGACGATCCATTCCGAATGCGCTTGATGGTCGTCTTGGCTACTCCGAAGCGTTTCGATGCCGCTACTGTTCCAAGGGTCGAATCTCTTATAGCCATCACGTCGGCGGCTGTCAATTTAGCCCCAGGATGGTCTTCCCCTACGCGCTGGACGATGAACTTGAATCGTCCCTTGGCGATACAGTCGCGGATATTGTCGATGTCTTTTCCAAGGAACAAATGGGAAGGACGGACACACCTTGGATTGTCGCAGTGGTGACAAATCTTTTGATCTGGTGCCAGCGTTACGCCGTGCTCCATTTCAAAAGAGAATCGATGCGCATACGTCTCGTGTCCGTTCCTGCTGATTCGTCCATAGCCTGCCTTCGTGCGCGCTCCGGTCCAGTCCCAACATCCGTCAGACTTAGCAACGAAAAGCCAGAACCGTTTCTCCGGCGACATGTGGCCCCTAAAACAGCCAATAGTTCGAAGTTCGCCGTACAGACGACGACCGCACCCACAGCAACACGTATCATGTTGGACCATATGTGTTATTATCCACATCGCGATGGTCCATACAAGGCTTTTTAGGAGACTCAATGGCTGAGATTTCTGTGACACCTCCCGCAATCATGGCGACGGTGGTAGCCTCGGGTGACATCGGGGGGTTCATTCCCCCGGGAACCATCGCTGCCACACCCGGCGTCACGATGCCGAACGTGGCGGTGACGGTGATCACGCCCATCACGGCCATTGTGGTGCGGTTCATCAATGCCTTCCTGACCACACTAGTGGGCCTCGTCACGGCGGGAGCGACAACGAACATCATCCCGGCCAACGACTTCTACCATCTGGTGTTGAAGTGTGCGGGGCTGTCGGTGGCGGGAGCGGGGATTGACGCCATGAAGAACATCCTGACCATCTTCAGCAAGCTTGAAGCGAAGTTTCCCTTGTCCACCGGCAACGTCTAACGCAGAGTGGTGGGTATGGATGCTGATGCGGCGATCTGGATCTCCGACGGCTGGAATCAGCCAAGTACCCAAATGCTGTCCTATACGATCGGACGCCTCGCGGGGATTGTGACGTGGCCCAGCGGGAGACAGACCCGAGAGGACATCGGCGGCACCGCAGTCATAACGGACATGGAGGAACTCAGCGCGCGTGGAGAATCGCTCAGGAACGAACGTATAGCGAATCTCCGCCGCAGTCTCCTCAAGGTAGCACAAGACACGGAGCGTGGGTGGCTCGTACGACTCAGGCCGGGCAAGAAACGACACGCTCGTCGTATTGCGTCTGTGGATTGGATTCCGGTCTGGACCAAGCCGGACCCGTCACTCATTCATCGCAAAGCCTTCAAGGAGGACAGATGACACGGAAGTCCTTCCTCGCGCTCTGTGGGTCTGTCCTCGCGGCGCCGTTCGTGACCAAGAAGGCACAAAGAAACGTCGAAATCCTAGCTGTTCGGACGATTCCTAATCCACCCGATCCACCCCGGTTCAAGAACATCGTGCTGGATCGTGACTGTCCCAAGAACATGATGTACATCATGAATACGGAACAGACGGTCTTGTACCAGCGGATCCTGAACAGCGAAGGCGAACGTCTCTATGGCATCGGCTCGTGGGACACCAACAGAGGAGACTCCAATTGATACGCAGAAACCGCCGCACTCTCGTCGTGCTTGCGCTCGCGCTGATCGTCGGCTGCGCCAAGGCGCCCCCCACGCTTTCGCCTGTGGGGAAAACTGCCTGGCAAGGGATTCAGGCGATCCGCGTCCTCGATACGATCCGCGACGTCGCCATCGCGGCCAACGCCCAGACCCCTCCGGTGCTCTCGACCGACACGACCAGAAAGGTCGTGACGTTCCATAAGAGCGCCGTCTCGGTGATTGGGTCGGCTCCTGGCGGCTGGAAGCCCATTGTGACGACGTCCATTGCCCAGCTCCAGAAGGACATCCCCGCGGCGGAGTGGACGAAGATTGCCCCCTACGTGGCCTTGCTCTCGACCATCATTCAGGAGATCCCATGAATCCCGGTCTGTTGAATCTGCTCATCGGCCAGCTCCCGGCTGTCATCGGGATGATCAAGGGCCTCCACGCACAGGCGGATCCGAACGCGCCTCCCGTCACCGACGACGAGGTGCTCGCGGCGCTCCAGCAGGCGGTCGCGAGTTCGATTGCGCGCGATGACCAGTGGCTGCAAGCTCATCCACAGGGGCCGGACATCGGCGGTGACGTGCCCGGCGGTGGTGCGGTCTGATCCAAGACCCGTGCGGAGATCCCCTCCCCGTGGCCCCTGTCGCCCCGCCAGCGCATCCCAACCTCGCCGGGTGGGTCTTTGGGGGCATCCTGCTGGCGGTGCTCGTGTACGAGGTCTGGGCGGCCAAGACAGGGCATCTGACGATCAGTCAGTGGTTCCAGCGGAAGATGCACAAGCATCCGTGGTGGCGTCCGGTCGCAGCAGGGATTATCGGCGTTCTCTTATGGCACCTCCTTGTAGGGGGTCCGATTTGAGCGATCGCCCCCGCGTGCGGTGCATCATCGCGAGGCCGTTGAAGAACGGTGGGATTGGGAAATCACGGTTGGTGGGCCTCTCGACGGCGTTCTTGGCCCTCAAAGCGGGGTTTCACGTCGTCGGCCCCGACCCCGATGACCTCGCCGCGCTGGCCCTCTGGGAACGTGAGCAGGCCTTCGTGAATGCCCCCAGGTGGGCCGCCGGCGAGGTGCCCGAATGAAGCAGATGCCCATGTGCCCCTACTGCGACAGTGGGCTCGATCCTGAGCCGATTGGCGAGGGGCTGTGGCTTTGTGTCTGTTGCTCGAAGGTCTTTAAGCAACCGACGCCCAAGAAAGCCTAGGACGTCCGGGGAGGGAACGCTGGTTCTAACTGTGTCCAGTGGCCCCGGCGCCCTAGGCCCTCTCACGTTAGTCGGAAATGGCCCATCGGCATGACCCCGATGAAGCCGAGCAACCAGACGAGCGCAATCAGGACGAGGATCACCAGCACCACAGTGCGGATCGGATCCCCGACGCCGAACGCCGTCATGAGCTGACTCGCGACCCAGTACACGACGCATAAAACAAGCAGCGCGACGAGTAGTCCAATTAAGGGCATCCTCTCACCTCAGCCGTGAACGGTAGCACGGGCTGTGCCGCAGGTCTGAGGTGCTATGCCACTTCAGATGGGTCGCAGGCCACGACAGAATACGGTGCGCCGAAATCTACCCAGAGGTAGCCATCGGCAATATCGCACAGCCACCCCTCTCGGCCACGCGGCACGTCAGGGTCCGCAGACAGCGGCGACTGTGGGATGCGGTGCTTCGCTTTCAGGGGCAACGACCAGTTGTAGTCAGCCACGTCTATTTCCATATCTATGATTATAACATGGCTGTCAAGTGGCTCTCATCATCCATCATGCTATGGACGCGTCGTTTAGCGTCTCGGCTGAGCTGTCCGTGGCTGAGACGGCTTGCGTATGAGTCTAAAACGTGGCGGCGGGAGCGGCCGTTCTCGAGGCGGGTCGATGCCCAGTCCTGCGAGAAACGGGTAGATGGAGCGAGGGACGCGGGGATCGGTCAGGCGCCGGCCATTCGGGATCGGAGCCTGACAGGCTGGATCGCGTCGGTCATGCTGCATATCGGTCTCGCCGTAAGCATAACACGTACCGCAAGATTCTTCACACAAGCGTAGAATTAAGTCCACAGACTATTGACAATAGAACCGGCGAAGCGTAAGGTGTGGGGCATGACGAAGCCACGCACGTATCAAGCCCCGCACGCGCTCTGGAATGTGCGGTTGCTGGTGTCGGACATGACGGTGAAGGGCTGGTCGGTGCGGGAACTCTCCCGGCGGTCGGGGTTGGCCCACCGGACGATTACCAACTTCCTCGACGGGGAAACCCAGACGGCGAAAACGGCGACTAAGCTGGCGACGACGTTGGGGTATTCGGTGCGGCGGTATCTCGCGAAAGTGAGTGCGGCCTAATGGATCCACTACTGATCGCGAAACTCCAGACGAGCGACCAGATCAACCAACTCGCGCGAAAAATCGCCGCCCAGAGCGCCTTAGTCTTAGCACTCGGTCAAGGCAACACGACCCAACTGTCGCCAGAAGAACTGTTGGCGCAACAGGCCGAGTATGAGATTGCCCTTGCTACGCTCGCCTCGATGCGGGACCAACTCGCGGCGATGGTCCGTGAGCGCAATACGTGGGGGTACTGCTTATGATGCGCTTCTTCCGCTGGCTCTGTGTCTACCGCGACATCGACCTCAGCGAGTTCCTGGTGCGGATGCGGCGGCTCCCGAAGGTCACGGTGCGGCCGAAACAGGAACGTCGGTTGACGTGGGAAGAACAGCGGTCCCGTGTGGAGGAGCAACCGTGAAAAAGAAGCCATCACCGCTCGACATGGGCCTGTACGGATTTCTCTCGCTGGACATCTTAGCGAATCGCATCATCGAACTCGGCCAGCGGGTTGAAGAATTACAGGCGGCGCTGAAGCACGAGGTGGAGAACCGCGTCATGTTCGATACGGTCGCGCATGAGACGTTCCAGCGTCTCGGTGATCCTCGCTCCATTGTCGAACTCGCGTGTTACGACTGGACCGGGATCGTGCGACGGGACATCAATAGATTTACCTCGATGGGATTCTTCAACCGGCTGGCGTGGTTGCTCACAGGACAAATGCCATGACACTCACCCAAATCATCGGTGCCTATCTCGTCTCGCTCTGTCTGTGCGTCTTGGCCCTCCAAGGGCTGGTCAGTCTGCGTGATGTCCGTCGGCGGCATCGGGTGCGGCAGGAATGTGACCGGATGGCCCGAGAGCGGGATGACGAACTCGCCCTCTGGCGGGAAGGCTGGTAATGAAGCGAGACCTCGCCACTATTGAGCGTGAGATTGACGCGCTGCGTCACGAACTCGAAACGATGGTCCGCAGTAGCGTGCCCATCGAAGGCTATCAGGAAGACGGGACGGTGCTACAGGTGCAGACCGCGCTTGAAGCCATGATCAAGCTGTTCGGTGGCGAGCGGGTGGCGAAGTGGGTACGGGATCTCACGTTTCTGATCGAGCGGAAGGAACTGCCATGAAGCGTGTGCCCGTCAAGAAGCGCCGCTCCGTCGAACCGCCGGCAGACCTCCGCTGTAGCGTCTGTGGGAAGCCCCTCGCGGCCCACTGGTGTCAGGGACCACGCTGGGTCGGCTGTCAAGGAGCGTTGCGTCGTGGCTAGAATTCTGCTGGAAACCGACAAGTTCCGCGTCGTGGAAGACGACAACGGGAACAAGTCCGTTGAACGATTCGATGGAGTGGCCGCAATGGGCGAACCCCGATGGCGGGATTTGAAGTTCGGAGAAGCCGACGCGACGTCGCGTCTCTTGCGCGATTGGATCTTCCTGCATTGTGCAGTCTGTAGCGATTTGAAGGAGCGTGAGTGATGCCGATTATTGCGAAGGGTGGCGACACGAAGACCTATGCACTCGCGACAGAGGGCGTGCATCAGGCCGTCTGCGTCGATGTGATTGACCTCGGGATGCTGAAATCCGTGTATGCAGACGAACGGACAGGCGAGCCGAAGATCCAGCACAAGATTAACGTGGTGTGGCAGATTGACGAAACGCGCGACGACGGGAAGCGGTTTCTCCTCTACAAACGCTACACGCTCTCTCTGCACGAAAAGGCCACGCTGCGGCACGACCTCCAGAGCTGGCGCGGGAAAGCCTTCAACCCGGAAGAACTCTACGGGTTCGACGTGGAGAAACTGATCGGGGCGAACGGGCTGATCAACGTGCAGCACAGGAAGTCGGATGATGGGACGAAGACGTACGCGAACGTCGTCGCCGTGATGCCGCTGGTGAAGGGCATGATCAAGATGGTCGCGAAGGACTACGAGCGTCCTGAGCCGGACACCTCATTCCAGGCAGGGCCGACGAGACCAGACCCGGCGCCGCAGGACAACTTCGTAGAGCCCGACTGGGGCACCGCCGACGATGATCCCAATGAGCCACCCTTCTAACGTGGCTGAGCGCACCGTCCGAGAGCTCGTCGGTCTGATTCAAGCCGAACTCGCATCCGTGTGCGACCTCACGCCAGATCGTGCGTCCGAGATGCTGAATCAGGCCACGGCGCTTCTCGGCAACTGCCTCGACGAACAGCGTGAGGCGGACCAGGCGTACAAGGTGATTCTCCTGCACTGCCTGCGTAACGCGGAGAAAGCGAACCGCGCAAAAATAGAGGCCGAGTGTTCGCCGCAGTGGGCGGCCTACACACAAAGCCGGGATACGCTGAAATTAGTGGAGCAGATGATTATCAGCTTGCGGCAGTTCTTGCGGACCCAGGCAGAAACGATGAGGCTCTCGCGATGAGACAAGTTATTAAGCAACTCAAGCACGGAGATGCGATCCCACCTGGAGAGCCCAAACGGTATTACAGTTCGCACGGGTACGTGCGTCTTCGGTGGCGCGTCGGATCAAAACAGTACGTGGAATGCTACGAGCATCGCCTTGTCGCTGGTGCTGTCCAAGGACGACACGTCCACCACAAAAACCATCAGAAGGACGACAATCGCCCAGAGAACCTTATTAACTTGGCTCCATCTGAACACACGCAGGAACATCATCCGTTCCTGTGGGATATCGATGAAGCGATTTGCCGTTACCTTGACGGTGCGTCAACGGTCGAATTGTCTGCCATCTACGGTAAGGATACGTCGCAGATTTATCATGGCATACGCGCCAGAGGTATACGTATGCGAACCGCCCAAGAAGCGGCGCGACGGCAGGACGTGGACGTTGTTGAATTTCGTCGTCTCTACAGCCAAGGCGTACGAGTGAGTGCTATTGGGGCGAGACTGGGCGTCAGTTCCACTGTGGCCCATCGTATTCGCCGTGATCTCGGTCTTGCACCATTTCCTCCAGGTAGGCCTAGGACGGCATGAACCCCAACTACGAGCGGCCTGCGTTTAGCCCACAGGCGAGACAGCGGCCCCACGCACTCAAGAAGCGAGACAATAAGCGCGACGACGAGAAACTGGTCCGTGCAGCACACGCAGCGGTCGATGCGAGAGACGGTCGCCAATGTCGATGTTGTGGACGCAGGGACAAATTGCACCGGCATCACATCGTATTCCGCAGCAAAGGCGGCAACGATACGACCGAGAATTTGGTTACGATCTGCGAATTCTGTCACGCGATGCTCCATGCGCGGCAGTTGTGGATCTTCGGGAAGAACGCCGACGCGCGGCTCACGTTTGAGATTCACGAGGCGGCGGTGGTGGATCTGTTTGGGGTACGTCCATTACCGCCGCATGTGAAAATCACCACGGATCGGAGACGCTAATGGAACATCAACACGGCTGGCTCACGATTACCTGCGACACGCCGTTCTGCTCCAATAGCCTCACCATCGCCCCGCACGTCACCGACGTGGTCGCCACGATGATGAAGGGCGGCTGGCATCGGACGCCTGACGGTTCGAACGTGTGCCCGTTTCACCCCGGCAGTGGTCTCAGTGTACTCCTTGCGCTCCAACTCGATAACATTCATCACGAGGTACAGCAGATGGCCCAGACGATTGACGAACTCAAGACCTTAGTGCAGGCGTTCAACGCGACCCTCACGGCGGACGTCGCCGCAGCGGCGCAGGCGATTGCGGACCTGAAGGCGGAGATTGCGACCCTGAAGGGTGCCCCGCCGGCATCGGTGGACTTCCAGCCGGAGCTGGATGCGGCGAATGCCCAGTTGGCTGCGCTGGAAGCGGCCACGGCGAGCGCGAAGAGCTAAGCATGGGGAACCGGACCTCGTTCACGGCGGCGGTCAGGGCGTATCTCACGGCCCGTCCTGGGGTGTGGGTACATGCGGGCGTGCTGCAGGAGATCGGGGGCCGGTTCGCGTCCAGAACGCGTATTTCTGACGCGAGGAAGCAGTTGGAGGCGGAGGGGCTGGGGACGATTGCGAACCAGCTCCAGCCGGTGTGGTTTGACGGGAAGATTGTGCGGAGGGACTCGTTTTACCGGTTTGAGCCGAAGGTGGTTGAGGCGCCCAAGGAACAGGTTGGGCACGATTTGAATGAATGGGGATTGCGATGAAATCAGGACTGCTCACGGGATGCCTCGTCACGGCCCTCAGCGCCTCGCTGGGCGCCCAGACGCCCCAAGCCCTGGCTACGATTGCGGCGTTCGGCCAACACGTCTGGCTGGACGTGGCGCGGCAGGATCCCGGCATTCTCACGTTCGGGGGCTGGGCGTTTGAGTGCTCGAGCGGGACGCAGGCCATCACGGAACTCCTGATTGACGGGACGGTGGCCACGAATGTGGTCTTGTTCCCGGCGGCGCGGGAGGATGTCAAATTGTGGGCGATGACGTACAGCGTCTGTGATTTTGCCCATACGCCGTACTACTCGGGGGTGAATGCATGGCTGTCTGTCGCGGACTCCCATCTGGCGGTGGGACCGCATGCTGCGCAGTTACGGATTCGGAATACGGCGGGGGTGATGACGCTGTCGCCGCCGGTGGGGTTCGACGTGAAATGAAGGATTGACGGCTGAGGATGCGACGTGCATAATCGCCCCATCAAAAAGAAGCGCCCCTGCTCGGAAAAGCAGAGGCGCGGATCGTCGAACGGGTGGAGCGTTCGGAGCGACCTTGGGTTTATCCCAAGCGCATCTTACCAAACACCCACGACAATTCAATCTCTTTGGTGGTTCCAGCTTCGCGCCGAAAAGCTGATCAAATCGGGGAAGTGCGCTGCCGCCGGACATCTTCGCGCCCCGTCCGTCATCGTCGTGAAGGTGACGTGTTCATGGTTTCCGTAGGAGCCCCACAGGGCAGATGACGGAAAAAAGATGTCCGGCTTTGTACAGTACTTGTACCAGTACAGATTAGTACTAGCGTAAGGGGAACATGGCTCTTTTTAGAACACAACCTGATCCGCTCGCAGACGCCTTCGACATCTTCTGGCGTGCCTGTCCTCGTCGTGAAGGGGGCAAACTGGAGGCCGAGAAGCAGTACCGCCTCGCGCTGAGCCATGCGAGCCCCGAGGTCATCCTGGCAGGAATCGAAGCCTACAAGGCGCACATGCCCTCGGAGCGGCAGTATCAGGTAACGCCCAGTAAGTTTCTGTCGCGGGGGATGTATCTGGACGAATATGAGCCGGTGGTTGTCAAGGCGGTTTTTCGGGAGTGTGACCATGAGCCGAGATGTGGGAACAAGCGGTGGTGTGAGGCCTTGCGGTTGAAGGCCGCACGGGAGCAGACGGCATGACGTTTCACTGCTGGCGCTGGGGCTTCTGGTGTCGCATGGGATCCCAAGGGCGAGGGGTGACAGCGGGGTGGATGCCGCCCCTCTTTAGCGAGCGACAGGGGTTGAGGAAGAGATGGCGTCTTGGCGGCTTCGTCGTGATGCTATTGGCCGTATGTTCCACACAGGGGCCGACAGTATGCGAAGACGAGGCTTGGTAGGCGATGCCAGGACACCGCTACTCCAATAGGAGCGAGGGATGAGTAAACAGCCTGTGTATGGCTATCCATGCGTGACCGATCCTAACGATTTCATCCCGGACGGCGAGTGCTGCTCACCAGACGAGATGGAACGGCATCGGCTCGCGTGCGCGAACTTCGGCAAGCCCGCATACGAGCCGAACAAGGGATGTTTCACAGACCGCGATGAATCGGGCCAGATGGTGCGTCATGTGCTCCGCACATCGTGGGGGATCGGGACGAACCTCATCGCGTCCTGCGACGACTGCGGGGAGCCGTCAGACGATCTTATGACGTGCCACGAATGCCACGAGCAGGAGTTCTGCGTCGTGTGCTGGCGGCTGCATGAGAAATCACACGACCGCGAGGATCGCTAGGTGAGTCCAGGACGCCGCTACGCCATGCCACGGGAGACGAGATGAGCCTGTCACGTAGAAATCCTCGCAGAGACGGAAACGAGAGCGCTTTGGTGATGGCGCTCGAGGCGCAAGGCTTCGTCGTGATGCGGGTCAGTGGCGCCGGCTGTCCTGACCTCGTGGTTTGGCATCGCGCGAGCGGGAGGGCGTGGCCCGTGGAAATCAAGCAACCGAAAGGGA